TCACTATCTGAAGGTGCCGCGGATGATCGGGGCGACCTGCTACGTGGGGGCCGTCGAGGGCGAGCCCGTCTGCCACGTCGCCGTCGGGACCAAGAACGTGGGTCGCACGGTGGAGGCGCGCGCCTGCCGGCTCGTCGTGATGCCCGAGTGGCAGGGCGCCGGCGTCGGGCTCCGGTTCCTGAACGCCGTCTGCCAGCTGCAGCTCGAAGGCAAAGGCCGACTCCCAGGCCGGCGGGTCACCACGATCTTCCACACCTCTCACCCCGGCCTCTGCGCCGCGCTCCGCCGCGACCCGAAGTGGCGCCAGGTGAGCGCCGTCCTCCACGGCGGCAACAAGCGGAAGTCCGCCGCCACGATCGCGCGATCTGGGGGGGCCACGGCAGGCTACGGCGGGCATTTCCGCGCGGTGCAGGGCTTCCGGTATCTGGGCGACCGGCGGGAGGCCGCGTGCGGCTCCTGATCGCCGGACAGAAGCAGTTCGGCGCCGAGACCTACCGACTCTGCCGGCGGCTGGGGCACGAGGTGGTGGCGGTCACCGCGCCGGCGCTCGCATCGACGAGCTCGACCGATGGTCAGCGGCTCCCTGACCGACTCCGTGCCGCAGCAGAGGAGGATCGGGTGCCGTGGATCCCGGCGGGCGAGCTCCGCGCCGACCGCGTGCCCGACGGCACCGACCTCATCGTCGCCGCCCACTCGCACGACTACCTCGGCCGACGGACGCGGCTCCGGGCCCGCCTCGGCACCATCGGCTATCACCCTTCCCTGCTCCCGCTCCATCGCGGGCGTGACGCCGTGCGGTGGACGGTCAAGATGGGGGACCGGGTGACCGGAGGGACCGTGTACTGGCTCTCCGACGCACTCGACGCCGGCGACATCGCCGCACAGGACTACTGCTTCGTCCGGCCCGGCGATACGGCGGCCGAGCTCTGGCGACGCGACCTCTTCCCCCTCGGCGTCCGGTTGTTCGAGCGAGTGCTCCGAGACCTTGCTCGCGGCGTGGTCGTGCGCATTCCGCAGGATGAAGGGCTCGCCACCTGGGAGCCCTCGTGGGATCGCCCACCCGTGTTCCGGCCGGAGCTACCGCTCCTCGGGAACGGCGCACCCGCCGGCTACCGCGTTGTTCGCGAGCGATGGGCGGAGGCGTAGCGCGTGGCGGAGGTCACCGTGACCGTCCTCGCTCGGGCTTGCCACATCACGCCGCGCCGCGTGCAGCAACTGGTGGCAGATGGCATGCCGCGGACCAATCGGGGGAAGTACGACCTCGGCGTCTGCATGTCCTGGTACATCCGGTACCTGCAGGAGCAGGTCGAGCGGCGCACGCCGAGCGTCCATGCGACGCCTGAGGCCGAGGCCCTCCGCGGGGAAAAGCGGCGGCTCGTCGAGGTGCAAGCGGACCTGAAGGCGCTCGAGCTCGCGCGCGCCCGCCGGCAGCTCCTGCCGATCGGCGTCGCGCGGAAGCTCGTCGCCCGGTCCCTCTTCCGGCTCCGATCCCGCCTGCTCAACGCGCCGGGGAAGTACGCCCCGCGCCTGGTGGGCCTCCCGACGGTCGGCGAGGCGCAGCTCGCGCTCGACGAGCTGGTCACCGATCTCATGACCGACCTCCAGTCCACGGCCGTCGAGGCCGAAGCCGATGGTGCCGCCGCTGCTCGCGCCTGATCCCGCCGCGCTCCGGGCGTGGCACCGGGTCGAGGCGCGGCTCATCCGCGACGCCCTGGCACCGCGGCCCCGGCTCTCCGTCAGCGAGTGGGCCGACCGCTACCGTGTGGTCTCCGAGGGCACGAGCACGGAGGCCGGCGAGTGGCGCACCGACCGTGCGCCGTATCTCCGGGAGATCATGGACGCCTTCAGCGACCCCGCGATCTGGAAGGTCGTCTTCAAGAAGCCGGCCCAGGTGGGCGGCACCGAGGTGATCAACAACGTCATCGGCTACCACATCGACCAAGACCCCTGCGCCATTCTCGTGGTGCAGGTCTCGCTCGAAGAGGCGAAGAAGTGGAGCAAGGAGAAGCTCGCCCCGATGCTCCGGGACTCGCCCCGCCTCGCGGCCAAGGTGCAGGAGCCGCGGGGCCGCGACCCGGACAACACCCTCCTCACGAAGAGCTTCCCCGGCGGGCACCTCGGCATCACCGGCGCCAACGCGCCCAGCGGGTTCCGCCAGCGCTCCCGCCGGGTCGTGCTGTTCGACGACGTGGACGGGTATCCGCCGGCGGCCGGCCGCGAGGGCGATCAGCTCGTGCTGGGTGGGCGGCGCACGGCCACGTTCTGGAACCGCAAGGTCGGGCTCTTCTCGACGCCCACGATCGAGGGCTTCTCGCGCATCGACGAGGCGTTCCGGGAGGGCGACCGCCGTCGGTACGTCCTCCCCTGCCCTGCCTGCGGCCATGAGCAGCAACTGCTCTGGCTCAGGCCCGACGGCGGCTACGGCCTGGTGTGCGAGCGGGACGCGGCAGGCGACCCCGTGCCCGCGAGTGCCAGGTACGCCTGCATCGCCTGCGGGACGCTGATTCCCGAGACCGAGAAGCGGCGGATGCTGCGCGGGGCGCGGTGGATCGCTGAGCGGCCTACCGACGGGGTCGCGAGCTTCGAGCTGAACGCCCTGGTAGCGCCGTGGGTGCGGTGGTCTGAAGTGATGCGGGAGTTCCTCGAGGCCCGCCGCTCGCCACTCCGTCTGCAGGGGTTCGTGAACACGATGCTGGGCGAGACTTGGCGTGAAGAAGGCGCGGAGATCGAGCCCCACGCGCTCGCGGCCCGGGTCGAACCCTACGAGGCGGAACTGCCCCGCGGCGTGGGTCTCCTCACGGCCGGGGTGGATGTGCAGGGCGATCACCTCGAGGTGGGTGTCTATGGCTGGGGCGCCGGCGAGGAGGGGTGGCTCGTTCGCTGGGCACAACTCGACGGCGACCCGGGCCACCCCGAAGTCTGGCGGATCCTCGACGAACTGCTTCTGCGCCCGTGGCGGCACGCCGGCGGCGCCGAACTCCGGATCGCCGCCGCTGCGATCGACTCGGGCTACCAGACCGAGCAGGTCTACCGCTTCGCCGAGCCCCGGCGCGGCCGGCGAGTGCACGCCACCAAAGGCGTGCCCGGCCGCGGTCGTCCACTCTGGGCCCATCCGGGGCCTACGAAGACCACGAAAGCGAAGAGCCGGCACCTGGTCCTCGTCGGCGTGGACAGTGCCAAGGACCTGCTCCACTCGCGGCTCCGCATCGGGACGCCGGGGCCGGGCTACCTGCACTTTCCGGACACCACGGACCGCGTCTTCTTCGAACAGCTCACCGCCGAGCGGCTCGTCACCAAATACCGAGCCGGGCGCCCCGTGCGAGAGTGGACCCCGATCGAGGGCCGGCGGAACGAGGCGCTCGACGTGACCGTCCTCGCCCTGGCCGCGCTCGCGGGCCTCGGTCCAGCGGTCATCGCGTCACTCGGCGCGCTAGCCGAGCAGGCGCTCGCGGCGGGCGAGGGCGCTACTCCGGTTGCGCTCGGCGCCGAAGCGGGCGGTCGCCGCGTCCGCTCGCGCGGGGTGTGGTGACGTGCTGCCCAAGGCGCTGCACGACGCGGCCGTCGACGGCATCGCCCGCCGGCTCCGGGGGTCCGACGTTTGCCTGCTCGTCGTGCTCTGGGGATACCTCGACGTCTACGAGTACCGCGAGCTGAAGCAGTCGTTCTTCCTCGCCCGCCTGCGGCTCGCCGCCGGCCGCCGGCTGGACCCCGCCAATGTGCGACGCGCCGTCCGGCGGCTGGAGCGGATCGGGTACTTGGAGCGCGGGCCCAAGCGGGGGCGCGTGAATACCTACCGGCTCCTCCTGGCCCCGCGGTTGGCCGCGCCTTAGCCTCGCAGCTAGGCAGGACCGGCCTCCAGTTGCCGCGGCGGACAGGGCGCGGAGCCGTATGAGCAGAAGACGCAGCAGTCGCCCGGATTCGGCCGGAGCAGATGGTGGCAAGCCCGGCACTCGTAGAAATGAACACACGCGTTCTCGGGCATCGGCTCCGGCTTCCGGAAGCCGCAGGCCGGACACTCGATCGTGCTCGTGAGGATCATCTCCGCCATGCATCTAACTTGCGTTTCTGACGCAAGAAGTGAAGGGTTGCTCGTAGACTGCCGGGAGGTCTCTGGCGGGGTCCGGTGCCAACCCGTTGCGGCCGTGACCTTTACACAACGGCCCTCGGGTGATGATATTGACGGCCATGCGCCAACAGGCCTGGCTTCGGCTTCGCAGGATCCTCTCCCTTGCCACCGCGCTCGCACTGCTGAGCTCGGCAGGGGAAACGTTGGTGCCCGAGACTCATGACGGCGACGCCGCAGTCATTGCGGACCACGGTCCCGGCACGCCGGCATCTGACCAGCCGACGAGGGGACCGAATCACAGCCCCGATTCGCCTCACATCTGCCACTGCGTTCACGCGCACCTGGCGGCCCTCTCCACCGACCGGCCGCCGGCTCAGCTGATCGCGCCGCACGTTGCGGTCCCAGCATTCCGGCATCGGCCGCCTCCTGCTCCTCCCGCAGCCTTCCACTTCCGCCCTCCCATCGCCTGATCTCCGCGTGAGCTGACGCGGCCATCCTCGCCGCGTCTTGAGCGAACCTCATCGGAGATCGTCATGTCCGTGCGCCATCTGTTGGCGTGCGTCCCTTTGCTCTTCGGGTCCGTACCCGGAACGCTGGACGCGCAAGCTCGCCCGCTCAGCCTGGAACAGGCACTGAGCGAAGCGCGCGAAAAGAGTCTTGAACTCCGCCTCGCCGAGGCGGAACTGGCAGTCGCTCGCGCGGACCTCAAGGCCGCACGCCTTCGCTCCTACAACCCGGAGGCGGGATTCAGCATCGGCCCATCCACCAACGCCGACACGACCTTGACCAGCTATCAGGTCGGGGTGAGCCAAACCCTGGAACTGGGTGGGAAGCGAGGTCACCGCACGGCGGCAGCCGAGCGACGGGTTGAGGCAGCCGACGCCCGCCTGGCGCGAAGTCGGGAGGTGGTCTCCGGACGGGTTCGCCGGGCGTTCGGCTTGGCACTCGTCGCACAGGCCAGAGTCTCCACGGCCATCGAGGCAGACTCAGTGGCCGCCCTGCTTCGGAGCGCCGCGGAGGAGCGTCTCAGTCTGGGGGCCGGGACCCAACTCGAGGTCAATGTCGCCTCCGCAGCCGCTGCCCGCGAGCGCCGGGCTCGGTTTCAGGCGGAGCAAGACCTCACGTCGGCGCTGCTTGAGCTTGGATCGGCCGTAGGGCTCCCCGCCTCGGACCCCATCGCTCCTGAGGGTGAGATCCCGCAGGCCTTCGCGCCGGGCCGCTCGGAGGATGAGCTGGTCCGGCTAGCGCTCGAGCGGCGCCCGGACTTGGCCGCTTTCCGCGCGGAGGTTGCCGCGGCGGAGTCCGAGCAGCGGCTCGCCCGGTCTTTGGCGTGGCCCGACCCCACTATCGGGGTTTCCGGCGGTCAAGCGGAGGACTTTCGTGTGCTTGAGTTCGGGTTCGCCGTTCCGCTTCCGCTATGGAACCGCGGACAGGGCGCCCGAGCCCAAGCGGGGGCGACCCTGGACCGCGCCCGATTTGCCGAAACTCTCGCCCGGCGTGAGGCGGAGCGGGAAGTCCGGAACGCGTACCGTGCTCTGGCCAGCGCCGTCGCGGCTAAGCAGGCCTTCGATCGGGACGTGGTGGACCGACTCCGGGAGAATCTCGCCTTGGCCGAGGAATCCTTCAGGGCTGGGAAGATCGGTCTCCTCATCTATAACGGTGTGCGGCGTGACCTGGTCGAGGCACGTCTGGACTATCTCGATGCTGTCGCGGAGGTCATCGAGCGCAGCGCCGCGCTGGCTCTGGCGGTGGGCGGTGACATCGGGAGCAACCAATGAGGCATTCCATGTTCTTGACGGTTCCGCGACCTGTCCTGTGCGGGATCCTGGCCCTCACTCTCGCCACCGCCTGCAGGAAGGGCGAAGAGCGGAGTGCGGGGGAGGACCCTGCCGGTGACCCGGCCGAAGGCATCGTGACGCTCACCGCAGAGCAGGTGAACTCGGCGCGGTTCGGCTACGCGGTGGTGGCCCATCGACCCACGGCAGGTGGCCTCAGCGCCACCGCAGAGATCGCCGCGGCACCAGGGCGGCTGGCGCGAGTGGGGTCCCGCGTCGCGGGGCGAGTGAGCCGGGTTCTCGCCGCCGAGGGGGATCGGGTCCCTGCGGGTGCGGCGCTCGCCTGGGTGGACGCGCCCGAACTGGCGGAGGCTACTGCGCAATACCTCGCGGCCAACACGGAGGCGCAGGTGGCAAGGGAAACCGCCAACCGCGAGCGCGAACTCTTCGAGCGCCGCATCAGCAGCGAACGGGAGTGGCGACAGGCCGAGGCCGACGCGGTGCGGGCCGAGGCCTCGAAGGAGGCGGCGGAAGGCCGGCTCCACGGGCTGGGGCTGTCAGACAAGGACCTCGCCTCCCTGCAGGTCGTGGGCCACTACAACTCGGAGGTGGCCATCCGGACTCCGATCGCCGGGACCGTGGCGACTCGGACGGTAGACGTCGGGCAGGTAGTGCAGCCCGGGGAATCCTTCTACGAGGTCGTGGATCTGCGGGAGGTCAGGCTCGTGGTCGACATCTACGACGAAGCGCTCTCCTCGGTGAGGGTAGGCCAGCCGGTGGAAGTCCGAACCACCTCGACGGGCGACCGGGTGTTTAAGGGCCACGTGGCGAGCGTGGGTGCTGTGGTCGAGCGGGAAACGCGCACTGTCAAGCTCCAGGTCCACCTGCCCAATCCTGACGGGGTCCTCCGACCCGGCATGTTCGCGACGGCACGACTGGCGGGCCTGGCGGCCCGCGGTGACAGCGGGGTGACAGTGATCCCCGAGGCCGCGGTGCAGCGCGATGACCAGGCCAGCATCGTCTTTGTGCCGGCAGGGCCGGGCCGGTTCGCCCGCCGGATCGTGATCCTCGGGCCACCAGCGGACAGCGGCTGGGTAACGGTGACGGCGGGTGTTGCCGTGGGGGATAGCGTGGTGACCACGGGCGCGTTTGTGCTCAAATCGGAGCTCCGGCGCGGTGAGCTCGGCGAAGGCGAGGAGTAGGGGCCATGGTCGAACGTCTGCTTGAATGGTCATTGCGGAACCGCTTTCTCGTCCTGACGCTCGCCCTGCTCCTCGTCGGTGGTGGAACCTGGGCGATGCGGGGGCTTCCGATCGATGCGGTGCCCGATGTCACCAACGTGCAGGTGCAGGTCCTGACGACGGCGCCCGCTCTGGGTCCCGAAGAGGTCGAACGATTCATCACGACCCCGGTGGAGCTCGCCATGAGCGGCCTGCCTGGTCTCACCGAGTTGCGCTCCATCTCGCGGTTCGGCCTCTCCGCCGTCACGGTGGCGTTCAAAGACGGAACCGACATCTACTTCGCGCGACAGCTGGTGAACGAGCGCCTCCAAGGCGCGCGTGAAGACATCCCGCCCGGGTACGGCACGCCCGAGATGGGGCCGATCAGCACCGGGCTGGGGGAGATCTACCAGTTCGTGATCCAAGGAGATGACAAGTCGCCGATGGAGCTCCGGACCATTCTCGAATGGGACATTGCGCCGCGGCTCCGTCAGGTGCCGGGCGTCATCGAGGTGAATGCGTTCGGCGGTGAGCTGCGAACCTACGAGGTCGCGCTCCGCCCGGAACGGCTGGGTGCCTACGGTGTTTCCCTGAGCCAGCTCTTCGAAGCGCTGGAGCGGAACAACGCCAACGCCGGCGGCGCCTACATCGAGAAGAACGCCGAGCAGTACCTGATCCGCGGCGAGGGGCTCATCGGGACGCTCCAGGACATCGGCGACATCGTCGTCACGACCGATGCTCGGGACGGCACCCCGGTCTACGTCCGGCAGCTCGCCGACGTGCGCTTCGCGCCCATGGTCCGCCAGGGGGCCGTGACGCAGGACGGGAACGGCGAAGTGGTGACCGGCATCGTGCTGATGCTGCTGGGAGCCAACTCGCGGGAGGTGGTGAGCCAGGTCAAGGCCGCCGTGACGGACATGACGCCGGCGCTGGCGAAGCTGGGCGTGCGGATCGAGCCGTTCTACGACCGGACCGAACTGGTGAAAAAGACGATCGCCACCGTCGCGAAGAACCTGGCCGAGGGGGCGCTGCTTGTCATCGTCGTACTGTTCCTCATGCTCCGCAACCTGCGCGCAGGCCTCATCACCGCGAGTGTGATTCCGCTCTCCATGCTCGCCGCGTTCATCGGCATGCGAGCCGCGGGGGTGTCCGGGAACCTCATGTCTCTCGGCGCGATCGACTTCGGCCTCATCGTGGATGGCGCGGTGATCGTGGTGGAGAACGTCGTCCGGATGATCGCCGAGCGGTCCCACCGGCTTGGGCGAGCCCTTGATCCCGGTGAACGATCCGCCGCGGTCCTGGAAGCCTGTCGCGAGGTTCTGGGATCCACGGTGTTCGGGGTCACCATCATCTCGATCGTCTATCTCCCAATCCTGACGCTCACGGGGATCGAGGGGAAGATGTTCGGCCCGATGGCGCTAACCGTGCTGTTCGCTTTGATCGGCTCGCTGGTATTGGCCGTAACGCTGATTCCAGTGCTCGCCTCGCTCTTCCTCCCCGGACGCCTGGAAGAGCGGGAGGTCCGGCTTCTCGGATGGATCAGGAAGCACTACGAGCCCGCGCTCCAGCGCACCCTTCGGCGCCCCCGCCTCGCGCTAGGAGCCGGCATGAGCCTGTTTGTCGCTGCACTGTTGGTCGCCCCGTTCCTCGGCGCCGAGTTCGTGCCGCGGCTGGATGAGGGCGCGCTCGCGTTGCAGGCCTGGCGGCTGCCGAGCGTGGCGCTGGAGGAGTCCATCCGGCAGACGGGTGAGATCGAGCGGACGCTGCGCCAGTTTCCGGAAGTCACCAGCGTCGTCTCAAAAACCGGCCGAGCGGAGATCGCAACCGATCCGATGGGGGTCGAGATCTCGGACATCCTCGTCATGCTCCGGCCCCGCGGGGAGTGGCGAACGGCGAAGGACAGAGAAGGCCTCATCGCGGCGATGGACTCCGCCCTGCGTGCCAGAGTGCCCGGCACATTATTCAGCTACTCCCAACCCATCGAACTCCGCGTCAGCGAGTTGATCTCGGGGGTGCGGTCTGACGTCGCCTTCAAGATCTACGGGGACGACCTGGCGACACTGGAACGGACCGCAGCCGCGGCCGTCCGGGTCCTCTCGCGTGTCCCGGGGGCCGCCGATGTCAAGGCCGAGCAGACCGGGGGCCTGCCGGTGCTGCGGGTGCGCCTCGATCGGCGAGCCATGGCGCGATACGGCCTCAATGCCTCTGACGCCCTGGACGCGGTGACGACCATCGGAGGGCGGGAGGCCGGGGTGGTGCTCGAAGGACAGCGCCGGTTTGCGGTCCAGGTGCGCTATGCCGAGGATGCGCGTCGCGATCCGGCGCAGATCAGGGCCCTCCGGATTCGCACACCGGCGGGTCAGCTCATCCCGCTCTCGCAAGTGGCGGACATCCGGGTCGAGGACGGCCCGTCCCAGATCAGCCACGAGGCCGGCCGCCGTCGGATTACGGTCGAACTCAACGTCCGCGGCCGCGACCTGGCCGGCTTCGTCGCTGATGCTCAGGCGGCCATCGCCGCCGCCGACGTTGTGCCGGCCGGCTACTTCACCGAGTGGGGCGGGCAGTTCAAGAACCTCCAGGACGCCACAGCCCGCCTGCTCGTTGTGGTGCCGCTCGCGCTCGCCCTCATCTTCGTGCTGCTGTATGTGAGCCAGGGCTCGGCGGGGCTCGCCGGGATCATCTTCCTCAATGTTCCGTTCGCCATCAGCGGCGGAGTCTTTGCCCTCGCGCTCCGCGGGCTCCCGCTCTCCATCTCGGCCGGCGTCGGCTTCATCGCCCTGTTCGGCGTGGCCGTCCTGACGGGGCTGGTGCTCCTAGGGTACGCCGAGCAGCGCCGCCGCGAGGGCGCCGATGTGCTCACTGCGGCCGCGGACGCCGCGCGGGTGCGCCTTCGGCCGGTCCTGATGGCTGGCCTGGTCGCCGCGCTGGGCTACGTGCCCATGGCGATCGCGACCGGCTCCGGTGCAGAGGTGCAGCGCCCCTTGGCAACCGTGGTGATCGGTGGGCTCGTCACCTCGACTGTGCTCACCCTGCTCGTGCTCCCCGCGGTGTACGCCTGGATGCAGGGCCGGGCGACTGCCCGCGACCACGCGAATCAGGAGACTCCCTCATGAAGCTCTTCGTAGCCTACGTTCGTCCACACATGGCGCAGGCGACAGTGGCTGCTCTGCTCGAGGCGGGCTGCCCCGATGTACTGGTCCATGACGGAAAGCGCCTGGTGCCAGGACTCCGGGGTGAGGAGTACGCCCACTCGATCGAGCTGGGCCAGCGGTATGAGCCCATGACGATCATCATGTTCCCGGCCCCTGAGGACGCGGTGGCCCGATGGACGGAGGTTGTCCGGCGAGCGGCCCGAACCGGCCACCACGGCGACGGCGACATTCTGGTCGTCCCGCTCGACTCCATGGTCCGCATCAGCGGTTCAGCCGCCGAGGGCACTCTGTGATCGCGTCCGTCCACGACCGCCCGTCACCGTGGCGGACCCCGTTCGCCCGGCGTACGTACGCCGCCTGCGCCCTTCTTGCGGCCGGAGCGCTGGTCAGCCTGGTGGCGCACGCACCCGACCAGGCGGGATGGCTGAAGGTCCGGCTCGACCTGGCGGGACTGCTCTACCTAGCTTCGTGTGCCGTCGGGGGCAGCAACTTCTTCGCGGCCGGGATGCGTGCCGCTCGGAAGCTCAAGCTCGACATGAACTTCCTCATGTCAGTGGCGATCGTGGCCGCCGTGCTGATCGGCGAGTCGTTCGAGGCCGCGACCCTCGGGGCGCTCTTCTCTCTGGCGGAGCTGCTGGAGCGGTATGCTGTGGACCGCGGCCGCCGCTCCATTGCTCGCCTGCTGGAGCTGGCGCCCGAATCCACCGACCGCCTGCTGCCCGACGGCGCCGTGGAGACGGTGCCGGTCCGCAGCCTCCGTGTGGGCGACTCTATCCGAATCCGGCCCGGCGACCGGATCCCGGCCGACGGGCGCGTCGTCTCCGGAACGTCCGGCGTGAATGAAGCCACGATCACTGGGGAATCCTTGCCGCGCACCAAGCGCCCCGGGGACGCGGTCTTTGCAGGCACCTCGAACGCTGACGGTGCGCTGGACGTGGAGGTTACTGCCGACCCCGAGCACAGCACGCTCGCCCGCATCGTGCAGCTGGTTCGGGAGGCGGAGACCCAGCGGGCTCCGGTGGAGGAGTTCGTCAAGCGGTTCGCGCGCATCTACACTCCTGCCGTGACCGTCCTCGCTGCGCTCGTCATGGTCATACCGCCGTTGCTCCTGTCGGGGAACGCGCTGGATTGGTTTACCCGGGGATTGACCCTGCTCGTGGTTGCTTGTCCGTGCGCGCTGGTCATCGCAACCCCGGTCACTGTGGTCAGCGCCATCACCAGCGGGGCGAGACACGGGGTCCTCATCAAGGGAGGGATCCACCTGGAGACACTCGGTCGGATTCGGGCATTGGCCATCGACAAGACCGGCACTCTCACCCTGGGTCAGCTCACGGTGACCGCGTTCCACGCGGACCCGGATGGGATGCGCGACGCCCTCCTCGGCCAACTCCATGCGGTCGAGCAGTTGTCGGAGCACCCGATCGGGGCAGCCATCGTCGCCTACGCTCGTCGGGACGGCATGCCACAGTCCGGGGTGGTCGAAGAGTTTACCGCCTTCCCGGGTCGCGGCGTGGAGGCTCAGGTCGACGGCCAGTGGATCAAAGCGGGTACTGAGGAACTGGTGGGTCAGATGGTCGCAGCCCGCTGGGGACCCGAGACGCCAGGTACGATCCGCACCTTCGTGGCCGCCGCAGGGGGCGTATCCGGGATGATCGAACTCAGAGACCAGGTCCGGGACAGCGCTGCATCCGTCGTGCAGCGCCTGCACCAGTTGGGGATCCGGCCGGTGGTCATGCTGACGGGCGATGCCGAGCCGGCCGCCCGGGCCGTCGGCGCGGCCACCGGTGTGGACGACGTGCGGTTTCGCCTGTCGCCGGAAGAGAAGGTGGTCGCCGTCCGGGAACTGCGCAGCCGCTACGGTGCCGTGGCGATGCTGGGGGACGGGGTGAATGACGCCCCGGCTCTCGCCGAGGCGACAGTCGGCCTTGCAATGGGAGCAGCCGGCTCGCCCGCTGCGATCGAAGCAGCGGACGTCGCCCTGCTCGCGGACGATCTAACCAAGGTGCCGTACGCGGTGCACCTCGCTCGCCGCGCTCGAGCGACGATCCGCCTCAATATCGGCATCGCCCTCGGCCTCAAGGCCCTGTTGGGGGTCGGTGCGGTGCTGGGCCTCGTGAGCCTGCCCGTAGCCGTCCTCGTCGGCGATATGGGAGGCTCGCTTGCCGTGACCCTCAGCGCGCTCCGCCTCGCCGCCACGTCCGATAGCCGCTAGGCAACCTCGCGCCACCCGCAGCTGTGTCACAGAGTACCCCTATTCACTCCGCGTAGCCCTCCTCCCCGCCCCGCGCCGCCCCTACTGTGCGGCGCATGGCGAGCCCCACTCTCTACGCCGCGAAGCTCGCGAGCGCGAATCAGGCGATCACCCAGCTTGAAGCTGGGACGCCGAGTGTCGCGCTCGACGGCCGCACGTACACTGCGGCCGAGCTAGCGGCGGTCTACGCCATCCGAGACTGGCTCGCCGTCAAGGCCGCGCTCGAGGCGATCGAGACCGGGGCGCAGGGGTACGCGATCGGTGGGCGGTCGGTCAGCCGGGCCGACTACGAGCAGCTCGTTACGCGGGAGCGTGAACTCGCGGCACGGCTGCCGGAGGACCACCCGGCGAAGGCGCGGGCCGGCGGTATCCGGGTGCGGTTCGGGGTGCCGGCGTGAGCGCCATGCCGCGCGGGCTCCCCCCGATGCCCGAGCCGACGCTCCTCGACCGGGCGATCACGCTGGTCTCGCCCGTCTGGGGATTGCGGCGGCACCAGGCCCGCGCCGCCCTTGCGTTGGCCGGCGGCTACTCCGGTGCCCGCTACGACCGTCGCGCCCTGCAGGAGTGGTTCGCCGGCCTCGGCAGTGCCGACCGCGACAGCCTGGGCGACCTCGCCACGCTCCGCGCCCGTTCGCGGGACCTCCGCCGGAACGCGCCGCTCGCCACGGGGGCGCTCAACACCATCGTCACCAGTGCGGTCGGAACCGGCCTCACGCCGAGGGCCCGGATCGACCGCGAGCTGCTCGGCCTCACCGAGGAAGAAGCGAGCGCGTGGGAAGCACACGCCGCGCGGATCTGGGCGTGGTGGGCGGAGACGCCCGCCTGCGATGTCACCGGGCGCTTCGACTTCGCCACGTTGCAGGCGCTGGTCCTGGTGAGCAGCCTCGAGAGCGGCGACGTGCTGGCGATCCGCCGCCGCAAGGAAGGGCGAGCCCGGTTACTTGGGTTGACCCTCCAGCTCCTCGAGGCCGACTACCTCTCGAATCCCCAGTTCGGCCCCGACACCGACCGCCTCGCCGGCGGTGTCGAGATCAACGAGCTGGGGGAACCGGTCCGCTATCACCTCGCGAGCCGGCATCCGGGCGACTTCTTCGGCAGAGGCGGGCTCACCTGGACCGCGGTCCCTGCCGTCGCGCCGGAGACGGGCGAGCGGCTGGTGCTCCACATCTTCGACCCGCTCCGGCCGGGGCAGACCCGCGGGGTGCCGCTCCTCGCCCCGGTCATCGAGCCCTTGAAGCAGCTCGACCGCTACACCGAGGCGGAGCTCATGGCGGCCGTGCTGGCGGCCTGCTTCACGGTCTTCATCAAGCACGCGACCCCCGACGCGCCGGTCGGGCTCGGCCTGCCGGCCGGCCAGCAGCCGCCCGCGGACCCGGCGCAGTACCGGCTCGGCAACGGGGCGATCCTCGACCTCGCCGCGGGCGAGAGCGTCGAGACGGTGAACCCCGGCCGGCCGAACGACAAGTTCGACCCGTTCGTGCAGGCCATCCTGCAACAGGTGGGCGTCGCGCTCGAGGTGCCGTACGAACTCCTGGTCAAGCGCTTCAACGCCTCCTACAGCGCGTCGCGCGCCGCCCTCCTCGAAGCCTGGCGGTCGTTCGAGCGCCGGCGTGCTACCCTCGTGCGCACCTTCTGCCAACCCTCCTATGAATGGGTGATCGCCGAGTCGGTAGCCGCCGGGTTGCTCGACGCGCCAGGCTTCTTCGAGGACCCGCTGGTGCGCCGCGCCTGGTGTGACGCGGCGTGGACCGGACCGGCTGCCGGCCAGATCGACGAGCGAAGCGCCGTCGAGTCCGCGATCCTCCGGGTGACCAACGGCCTGGCCACGCTCGAGGAGGAGACGGCGAAGCTCACCGGCGGGGACTGGGAGCAGAACCACGCCCAGGAGGTGAAGGAACGCCGGGCCCGCGTGCGCGATGGCCTGGCCGGTGCTCCCGCGACAGTCGCCCCTCCGACCGGTGCCCCCACCCGGAACCCTCGCGATCCCCAGAACGCCGACCGCGGCAGCACGCCACCGCTTGAGGAAGCAGTGCCGGCGGGCCGCCTCTCCCTCGCTCGGGCCGAACTCGTGACCGAGGGAGGAGCGCGCGCATGACCGAGCGCCTGCCTCATCTCGTCCTCGATGCCCTCGCGACGGCGCACTGGGCGATCAGCGAGGACGCCCTCCGCACCATGTTCGCGGTCGCTTACCGCAAGGCGGGCGACCTCGAGGCGATCGCGGCGCAGTTGGGCCGCCCGCTCGACCACGCCTATGCCGTCGAGGTGCGGGACGGCGTCGCGCGGCTGCCGATCCGCGGGCCGATGTTTCGCTACGCGAACCTGTTCTCGTTGGTGAGCGGGGCGACGAGCTACGAGCTCATCGCGCGCGACCTTACGGTCGCCATGCAGGACCCGAGTGTGCGGGCGGTCGTGCTCGACCTCGACAGCCCAGGCGGTGAAGTGAACGGCTGCGCGGAGCTGGCCGAGCTGATCGCGGGCTATCGCGGGCGGAAGCCCCTCGTCGGGTACATCTCGGGTACGGGGGCGAGTGCCGCCTACTGGCTCGCGAGCGCGTGCGAGGAGGTGGTCTGCGCCGACACCGCGATCCTGGGCTCGCTCGGCGTCCGCATGGCGCTTCTTGACACCCGGGCCCGCGACCGGGCAGCGGGTGTTGAGGAGATCGAGATCGTCTCGAGCCAGACCCCGCGCAAGCGGGACGACGATCCCACCACCGACACCGGCCGCGCCGCGGTGCAGGCCACCGTGGACGCCCTCGCCGCCGTCTTCCTCATCGCGGTCGCCCGCTACCGCGGCGTCCCCGAGGCCACGGTCCTCGCCGACTACGGGCAGGGCGGCGTCTTCGTGGGCGAGGCCGCTGTCCGAGCCGGGCTCGCCGACCGCCTCGGCACGTACGAGACCCTTCACGCCGCGCTCGCCGGCGACGGCGCGCGCCCCCGCGCGCGCGCGACCCTTACCGCCACTCAGGAGACCCGCATGACTGCACCCGCCGCCAGGCGGCCGGACGGCCCCATGGCCGCGTTCACCGAAGGCGCGGGAGTGACGAGCCGCGTCACCCGCGACGTGATCGTGGAGAGCGGAGCCGCCGGCCGCGTCACGGCCGTCCGCCAGGGACCGCTGTACGGCGTGGACTTCGGTGCCGGCGCTACCCAGTGGCTGGCCGGGGATGAGCTCGCCGCACCTGCCGACGCCGAACCCGAAGCCGAGCCCGGCGACGGCGAGGGCGGAGACGCCGCGCCGGCGGCGCGGGCCCACCGGCTCGCCGATCTCCTCGCCCGGGCCCGCACCGAGGGCGCCACGGCGGAGCGCGAACGCATCCTCGGCATCGAGCAGCTCGCGCGCCCGGGCCTCGAGACGCTCGCCGCCCAGGCCAAGTCCGACGCCGCTTGCACGCCGGAAGGCTTCGCCCGCCGGGCGCTCGAGCACGAGGCGCAGACACGCCGTTCCCATCTCGCCGGCCTCAAGGCCGACGAGGCCCAGCTCCACTCCCCGGCCGCGTCGGCGCGCACGCCGGCGGGTGAGGGTGCCGCCGCCGACGTGCAGCGCATCCTCGCGACGCACCGCGCCGTCCACGCCGACCGGACTCCGACCCCGAGGACCGCATGAGCCAGCCCGCCAGCTTCCAGTCCCAGGACTTCCCCTTCGATAAGCTCTTCGCGGGCCACCTGCCCCCGCTGTCGAAGGGCATCACACTCCTCGCCGGCCAGACCCTCACCCGCGGCGCCGTGCTCGGGAAGATCACGGCGAGCGGCAAGTACACCCTCTCCGCCGCCGCGGCGGGTGACGGGTCCGAGGTGCCGGACGCGATCCTCGCCGAGGACTGCGACGCCACGGCCGGCGACCGCGCGGCCGTGGCATACACCCGCGGCGACTTCAACGAGGCCGCGCTCACGTTCGGCGCCGGTCACACGGCGGCCAGCACCCGCGAGGGGCTCCGCGACAAGGGCCTCTACCTGGTCAAGGTGCAGGCGTAAGGCCCATCACTTCCACTCTCGGAGCCGATCGACATGCCGACCACTGTGTTTTCGACCGACGTCCTGCTGGGGGTCGTGGAGGGCCTCAAGACGCCGAACCCGGCGCTCCTCGAGCGCTACTTCCCCACGATCCAGCAGAGCGAAGCGGAGCAGATCCACTTCGACACCATCAAGAGCCGCCGGCGCATCGCGCCCTTCGTCTCGCCCCTCGTGGCGGGCAAGGTCGTCGAGTCGCAGGGCTGGAAGGCCAACACCTTCAGCCCCGCCTACATCAAGGACAAGCGGCGCTTCGACCCCGACAAGCCGTTCAAGCGCATCGCCGGGGAGCAGATCGGGGGCCGCCTCACGCCGCAGCAGCGGCTGGACGCCTACCTCGCGACCGAGCTGGACGACCAGGTCAACATGGTCACCCGGCGCCTCGAGGTGATGGCCTCCGAGGCGCTCCGCACCGCCAAGGTCACGGTGACCGGCGAGGGCTACGGGACGGTGGTCGTGGACTTCGGCCGCGATCCCGCCCTCACCCCGGCGGCACTCGCCGGCGCGGACAAGTGGACCGACCCCGGCTCCACGCCGCTCGACGACCTGCAGGACTGGTCCGACCTGGTGCTCGAGAAGTCGGGCACCACGCCGGTGGACGTGGTCATGGGGGTGGCGGCGTGGAAGGCGTTCCGGACGCACGACACGGTCGCCAAGCGACTCGACGTGCTCCGCATCCAGAACAACGGCATGGACGTGGGCGCGCAGCAGATCGAGGGGCTCACCCCGCGCGGCACCATCGACGGGTTCAACATCTGGACCTACGGCGGTTGGTACGAGGACCCGGACACCGGCGTCGTGACGCCGATCTGGCCGGCCGACATCGTCGGGATGGCCAGCGCGCTCGTCGAGGGCGTTCGCGCCTTCGGCGGCATCAAGGACCCGAAGGCGGGGCTCCAGGCCGTGCCCTACTTCCCGAAGATGTGGATCGAGGAGGACCCGGCGGTGACTTGGCTGATGCTGCAGGCGGCCCCGCTCGTGGTGCCGACCCGGCCCGACGCGACCCTCGCGGTGGACGTGGTCTGAACGGTGCTCGACCCCGCCGCGGATCTCGACCTCTTCCTCGCCGACTTCGGCGTGCCGGTGGTGATCGGCACGCTGGAGACGAGCGGCATCCTTGACGAGGAACCGGCCGAGGTCCTCGGCGGTCGGGCGGCCGTTGCAGGGCGGTACCGGTCCGTCCTCGTGCCGACGCCCGGGCTCCCCGCACTCCACCGGGACGACCCGATCCGGGTGAACGGCACCGACTACACGATCCGCGACTGGGGACCCGACGCGCGCACGCTCGACGGACTCTGGACCCGGATCGGCCTCGCGGAGCCCTGAGCCGTGGCCAGCATCCGCCAGCGGATCGTGGACACCGTGGTGGCCCGGCTCGACGGCGCGGGGAAGCCCGCCGGGCTCACCGTGCACCGAAGCCGCGGCATCGCCATCGACCAGGACACGCTCCCGGCCATGGCGGTGTACCTGCTCGCCCAGCGCACGCAGCGCGTGGGCGGGCGCGGCGGTCCCCTCTCCGCGCACGCCTTGACGCTCCGCGTGGAGTGCCGGGTGAAAGGGGCGATCGCCGACGAGGCGGACGTGCTCCTCGAGCCGCTCGTCGGCTGGGCGGTGCGAGCCCTGCTCGGCGAGCCCACCCTCGACAGCCTCGTGAACAGCCTCGAGGAAACGCAGATCGAATGGGCGGCGGAGCCCGCCGACCACCTGTACGCCGCAGCGGCGGTGGACTTCACGGCGCAGTTCCCGACCGCCGTGGCCGACCCCGACACGCTGACCTGACTCTCGCGCACGGAGCCTCCTGATGCCGTACCCGACACCCGACCCGCGGAACTTCCTGCTCGGCAAGGGCAAGTGCTACTTCGACCGCTTCGACACGGCCGGGGCCCGCACCGGCCTTCGTCACCTGGGCAACTGCACCGCGGTCGCCGTGCAGACCGAGGACGAGCGGATCGAGAAGCGATCGAGCATGGACAAGACCGCCGGCGTCCTCGCCGAGGACTCGAAGTCCCGGAAGGTGACCATCAAGATTACCGCCGACGAGCACGAGGCCCACAACATGGCCCTGTTCCTCATGGGCGAGGTGGGCAGCTACACCCAGGTTGGCGGCGCCATCGTGGACGAGCCGATCAACGACCTGGTCCTCGGCCGGGTCTACAAGCTCGCCAACCGGGTGATCTCGGCGGTGACGATGACCAAGGGGGCGACGCCCCTCGTGGCCGGGACCGACTTCGTGGTCGAGGACACCGAGGCGGGCCTCGTGCGCTTCCTGCCCACCGCTGTCAACGTCACCTCCGGCGACGACGTGCTCGTGGACTACACGGCCGGGGCGATCACGGCACCCGCAGGCCGCACCACCGTGCGGGGTGGCACGCAGGGGAAGATCGAGGGGGCGTTCTTCTATCTCCCCGACAACACCCGCGGGCCCAACTTCGAACTCGAGGCGTGGCGGGTGAGTGCCGCGCCCGACGGCGAACTGGGGCTCATCACCGAGGAGTACGGGAGCTTCAGCCTGGTGCTCACCGTGCTCAACGACGCCGCCGGCCACCCGACCGAGCCCTACTACCGGCTCACCGAGCGGCCCGCCGCGTGACCCGCCGCCTCCGTGCCTGGGGCTCGGCGCTCGCGGCGCTCGTGTGGCGGCGCCCGCATCGCCCCTCGGCGCCCTCGCTCCTGGACGACGAGCTCGCGCTCGGTGGCCGGCGCTTCGTGCCGGTCGCCGTGACCACGTTCGAGCACGATATCTGGATGATGGCCCAGGTACAGGCCGCTGGCTTGCACGACCTCCGGCGACTCTTCGCGGAAGGCCGCGCGGTCGAGACGATCGCCGACGACCTGCTCCAGCGCATCTGGGC